ATGATACTCCTATTTTAAAATCTACAGCTAGTTCTTCTAATCCTGCTGATAGTGATTTTAATTTTCAAAATGTAACTTTTACACCACGTTTTGGAACTTCAGATCAAACAAAAATAGATGGAATCGAAAGTAGTTCTTCTATAACTCCAGTTGGAGTTGCTGTAACTGCAAGCTCACCAGTTACTAGACAAATAACAAATACAAATGTAGACAGAGTAAAAATAACAGTTTCTTTTCCGCAAATTCAAAAAGCTACTACTGAAGGAGATTTATTAGGTTCTACAGTACAACTAAAAATTTCAGTTCAATATAATTCAGGCGGATTTACTGATCTTTTCACTGATACAATTACTGGACGTACAGCTGATGCATATCAAAAAGATTATTCAATAAAAATTACAGGCTCTTTTCCAGTTGATATTAGAGTTTCAAGAGTTACTCCAGATAGTACTGATTCAACATTAATAGATTCTTTTCAGTGGTCTAGTTTAGCTGAAATTATAGATGATTCTAGTACTTATGCTAACTCTGCATATAATGCAA